CAGTTTTACGCCGCCCGCAAGAACGCCGCAAACGTGCTTACGCCGTCTCGCATGCTTGTATCTCCCGAAGTCTATATTCGGCTGTTCAGCATGAAGGCGCCGTACGATAAGCGCTTCTCTATGATTGATTACATTGAACAGAACAGCTTAGGCCGCGTTCAAAACGGCTCTATGAAGGTTTTAGAGGTTAAGGAGCTTGCCGGCATTGGAACAGGTAAGAAAGACCGCGTTCTTTTCTATACGCCTGATAAGCGTTATGTGAATTTCCACATCCGCAGCCTGTGGCGTGAAAAGACCTATGACAAAGGTTTAGACATTTGCGCCGCTTACTTGTGGCGTCTGTCTGAGCTTCAACTGCGCAGAGCTGAAACTCTGATGTACGTTGACGGCCTGTAACCTCTCTTAGTTTTGCTAAAGCGTCAATCATGAAAACTAGCGAATTTCTGAGCATATTTCCTGAGTTTGAAGCGGCGGCGGTTGACCGCATAGGCTTCTTTCTTGAAAACGCACAAAGCGCAATTTCTGAAAGACGCTTTGGCAAACAAACAGAATACGCACGCGCACTGTATGCCGCCCATCATTTAATTGTTTTGGGCGGCTTTACAGGCGCTGACGGCTCGCAGTCTGTCGCGCAGATTCAAGGCGGCGCGGTTGCGTCTAAGTCTGTAGGCTCTGCCTCTGTCTCTTACGACACAGGCGCGCTTAACGAGACCGACGCAGGTTATTGGAACGCCACGGCTTACGGGCGTCTTCTGTGGATTCTTATGCGGCAGTACCGCCGTATGCCTTTCGTGGCGGTGGGACGCGCCGTATGCCCGTAACCTACGTTCATAAAAATGCAGGTGCCGCGAAACAGTTAGAAACGAGAGTTAACAATCTAACGCGTCTGGCTGTAAAAATCGGCGTGCTGCAAGATACAACAAAACGAAAGGCAGAGCCGCAAACCAACGCGCTACTTGCCTACGTACATGAAAACGGCTCACCAGTAAAAGGCATTCCCGCCCGGCCTTTTCTGCGCCCTGCCCTACTTTCGAATGCTGATTACATACGAGAGAAAGGCGCTGAAGGAATTGAGCGCGAAATCTTAGGCGAAAAGAACGCGGCGCGCCGCTGTCTCGCTGAGGTAGGTATGCGCGTGATGCTCACAGCAAAAAGCAATATCACTAATCAGGTAGGCTTTAAGCCGCTTGCCGCCAACACTCTAAGAGCGCGGCAGAAAAAAGGCTTTGACGGTACTAGCGCCTTGGTGCATACAGGGCAGTTAGTTAACTCTATTCATTACAAGGTTGATTCAAATGCTTGACCTTAGCGCGCTTATTACAGACTCTGACTTTTGCGAGACCTGTACTTTAGTGCGCACGCGAATAGAGCGCACTAGAGACGGCAGAGAGCGCAAAAGCGCTGACACACTGACGATTACCGCAGTTATTCAGCCTTCAACTGATGCAGAAATTACAGCGCTTTCAGAGCTGACCGCAGGCCGTCTAACTGAGGTGCTTACGATTTATACGACACAGCCTTTAATCACGGCTGACGATTCGCACTTAGCCGACACAGTTAAGTATAAAGGCAGTACCTACGATGTCGTACAGGTAAGAAATTACTTCTTTAACGGCGGTTACTGTCAAGCTTTCATTGCGAGGGTTGCACATAATGACCGACTCGACTAAAGCCGGAATTCTCGATTCTCAAGATACTGATATTCTTTCGGCTGAATTTGATAACAAGTTTCAGGCCTGGTTATCTGATGCACTTGAGATTACGCCTTACGCCGTGCGGCCTGTTTTCAAAACCGACGTAACGAAAAGCGCTGATTACTGCGATGAAGCCTACTATCAGTTCGGCAATTACACACAGAGCGGCAGTAATGCCTTGCAAGCTGACAATGCCAAAGGCGGCGAAAATCACGCCGAATATTTCGGCACTGTTTCATGCACCGTCACAATCTACAGCGAGAGGGCAAGGGAGAAAGCCTTTCGCCTCTGTGACCTAGGCACGTACTCGCAGAATACGCACGATTTAGACGCCTTGGGCTTAGGTTGGATTTCTGCCTCAGTGCGTGCGGTCTTTGCTGAGACTGTAGGCGCACGGCTCAGACTGCGCGCAGACGTTCAAATAGATTTCAATTATCGCTACAGCCGCGCTTGGGCTGTGCGCAGGCTCGTTAATGCAGAGCCGCTTCTTATTTTTAACCAATAGGAAATTTAATAAATGTCTACTCTTAATTTGAATCGGGTAGTAAACGTTTCTATGGTCTTTTCGCCTCTGGCGGCTCAAATTCGAGGCTTTGGAACGCTTCTGCTTCTTGGTGATACAGAAAATGTTATTTCTGACGGCGAAGGCTACCGCACCTACAGCGACAGCGACAGCGTAATTACAGACTTTGGCGCAGACGCGCCGGAATCTTTGGCAGCTCTCGCATATTTCGGTCAATCGCCTACGCCTAAGACCTTGTTAATTGCTAACAAGGCAAAAGATGCAACGCTTTCAGAAACCGTAAGCGCTCTTCTTGCAGACTACGGCAGAAACTTCTACGGCTTTTCTCTGGCGCTTTCGTCTAACGTCTCTGACGATGATATTTTTACCGTAGCGCAGTTGATTGAAGCGTCTAGCGATTCTCACATTTTCGGCGTCACGCTCAACGATAAAACAGGTATTTCTAACACTGTTTACACAGAAGACAGTACCGACGTAGCGTCTAAACTTAAGCGCGGCTCTTATACGCGTACTTGCCTCTTCTATGCTGACTACGACGCAAACGACACAGCCTACAGACTGAATAAATACTTTGCTGTATCGGCATTAGGCCGCATGTTTAGTGTGAACTTCTACGGCTCTAAAACCACGCTTACACTTAAGTTTAAGCAATCGCCTAGCTTACAGCCTAGTAACCTCACTACAACCGAGGTTACAAACCTTGAAGCGCGTAACATTAATGTTTACGCGATGTATGAAAATGACACCTACATCATAGAACAGGGCGTAATGTGCTCTGGTATGTGGGCGGATGAGCGGCACGGCTCAGACTGGCTGCAAAATGCCATTCAGACAGAAGTCTATAACCTCTTCTATCAGTCGAAGACCAAGTTAACGCAGACTAACGACGGCGTAGCGCTCATTCTCTCTCGCATTGCTAACGTGTTGGATGTCGCTGTAAATAACGGCCTCGTTGCACCAGGCACATGGAATAGTGACGGGTTCGGAGACTTGGCGGAAGGCGATTATCTCGACTCGGGGTATTACCTCTATGCTGAAAGCGTCGATGAACAGTTGCAGAGCGAAAGAGAGGCACGGCATGCTCCTGCCATTCAGTGTGCTATTAAGCTTGCCGGCGCTATTCATGACGTGGATATTACTGTGAACGTTAACCGCTAAACATTTAAAGAGGATTTACAGAAATGACAAAAAAGGCTTTTTCTTTGGCGCATTGTTCGGCCTCTTACGCAGTGTATGGCGGTGTTTCGTTTGACCTGAAAAACGGCATTGCCGAAAACGGCGTAACTATTGAGCTTGCAGAAGACTTAGGCGAACGCGTCGTAGGCGCCGACGGCTCTAGCATGTGGACAGAATACATGACCTCTCACGGTACGATTACCGTTGAGCTTATGCCTTACAGCGATGCTTACCCGTTTTTCGTCACGTTGCAAAACGCACAGCGCGCCACAGGTTCTAAAGGTCAAGATACTATTACGATCATTGACCGCGATTTACAGCGCAATTGGACAGGCTCTGATGTTGCTATTCAGTCTATCAGCGGCGAACAAATCAGCAAGAGCGGCAATAACGTTGTAACCGTTACGCTTAGTTGCGGCTCTATCACTCGACAGGCGGCCTAAAGCATGAAAACCAAGGAAATCACTGTCAACGGCATTAACTTAGTGCTGTACAGACTAGGCGCGATGGAACAGCAAAACATCTTTAATAAGTATGTGCTGCCTGTCGCGGCTACCTTGGGCGAGTGTTTTACGAGCGGGGCTAATAACGCCGAAATTGCGGCGAAAATACCGGCCTCGCTTATGCGAAACATGCCGCCCGAAAAGATTCAAGAACTTCTTTTCAAGGTTTTGCTTTCGCCTGATTGTGTAAAGATTAAGGCTGCAGGCATGGAAATGCCTCTGGTCTCACAAGAAGGCGCGCGCGCCGTCGTAACCTCTAGCGAGCTTGACGAAATCGCATATTGTTGGGAAATTGCTATCGAGGTTTTCAAGCTTAACTTTGAAAATCTTTTTACGTACGCTCTCACTACCTTTCAGAGCGCCACAAAATCGGCAGTGACGAGCGGTTAAAAGCCGTTAAGTTTGAAGAAATACCGCATAACAACCTTATGCGGCCTGTTTTGCGAGGCTTTCTACAGTATGAGAGCCTTTTTAATGGTGCAGTCGATTTAGGCGATATTGAGCTTCTAAATCTCGCTATTTCTTTGAACGACGAAAACGAAAGACGCGTACAACTGGCGCTAAATCCTCTGCCGGCAGGTTAACAATCTATCGAGAGTTTCAACAATGGCAAACAACGTATTAGAAGAGTTTTTTGTAAAAGTCGGTGCTCTCGTAGACAAAAAAGGCTTTAGAGAGACTAATAAGGCTGTAGATTCAACAGCCGCTAAGATTAAGTCTTTCGTAAAGCTTGCAGGCGGCGCACTTGCCGCAGGTGCTTTAGCGCAGGCCGTACAGAAAACCGCAGACCGCTTTAACGAGCTAGGCGATATTGCAAACCGTTTAGGCACAGTTTCAGCGGCTGAAATTGACAAACTTAGCTATGCGGCTGAGTTTTCAGGCTCTAGCGCAGAAGCGGCTCAGGCCTCTTTTGAGTCTCTTTCTAGCACGATTGGGCAGGCGGCAAAAGGCATAGGCCGAGGCGCAAAAGTCTTTGAGGATTTCGGCCTTAAGGCTAAGAACTCTGACGGCTCTATTAAGTCTCTCTCGCAGGTCTTAGAAGAGGTACGCGGCAAAATCGCGAACCTTTCGCGCGCAGAGCAAACCGCATACATACAGCGCTTAGGCCTTGATAAATCGCTTGTAGGCATGCTTACGAGCGATACAAGCGCCATAATCGCAGAGTATGAAAAGCGCACGGCGGCGCTTGGTCTTAACGTTAACGACGCGGCAAAACAGAGCACGGCATTTAATGACTCTGTGCGGTCAATGCGCAAAACCTTTAGCGACATTTCGACCGCTTTCATAGTGCGCATAATGCCGCCTATAAGCGAGGCAGTAAATCAAGTCGCTAAGTGGCTTAATTCGAACATTGAACTTATACGAAAGTTTATAGAGCCTCTGGCGGCGGCATTCAATGCCGGCACATATTTAATTAAAGGCTTTATGACCTCTATAGGCGCTTTGCTTAAGCATTTAGGCAGGCTGCCGTTAGTCATAGGCGCGGCGGCAGTCGCTTGGAAAGCCCTCGACTTGGTTTTCAAGCTTTCGCCGTTCGGCAAAGTAGTATTAGCTATTACCGCCGTAAGTACAGCCATAGGCCTTTTAATTGATGATTTCGAGACGTTCAAAGAAGGCGGTAATTCGTTCTTTGATTGGACACCGTTCATTAAAACGCTTGAAGCTGTAGAAGGTGCGTTTAACTCTCTCGTAGAAACAGCCGCCGCAGTCTACAAGCGCTTTGAAAACGAAATAGATTTATATGTAGGTTATGTAAAAGGCGTCTTTACAGGCGATTGGAGCGGCTTTTCTGACGCGTGGGAGCGCCTCAAGGCCGAATACTCGCAGAAGCTTGAAGACCTCAAGGCGTCTTTCTCTAACGCGTGGCAAAGCGTAAAAGACAGCTTCAAAACAGCGCTTTCTGACATGCTGAGCGGCTTTACAGAGTGGTTCAATAACATTCTGAGCCGCATTAAAAATCTAGGCGCAGAAATGAAAGACGCCGTAAAGAACAAGGTAACCGGAGCTTGGAACTCTGTAACAGGTTTCTTTAGCGGCAAACCGAGCGGCGCAGATGTAACACCTGATAAAAACATAGCGCCGCAGACAGTCGCAAACAATCAGAAAACGACAAACAACACTACGACTATTAACCAGGTCTTTAATGTGCCTACGGCTGACGATGCTAAGAACATTTCTAACAGCACTATAGGCCGTGACGCCTACGCCATGGCAGGGGATTATTGATAAATGAGCTTCTTACAAACTCAGGCTGTAGGCTTAATCGGTACGCTGATAGGCAATGTGCTAAAGATAAACCCGAGCCGCACTTTTTCAGATTTCAGCGATTTCTGCTCAGTCTCTGAAACGCACGCGGCTAGCGTACAGCCTACGCAGTATCCGATTGAAAACGGCACGCAGGGCACCGACCACATAATAAAGAACCCTGATTCTTTAACGTGGGACGTTCTTTTTAACGAGCAGTCGAATCCTCAAGATACCTATACGCGGCTTCATGATTTGCTTACAAGTGGCGTACCTTTTGAGGCGTCTACAGGTTTAAAGACCTACGAGAATTTGCTACTCACAGGCTTAAGCGCAACGACTGACGCGCACACAGGCCGCGTATTACGCGCCTCTCTGACGATGCAGGAAATCATCATCACAGAGGCAGCAAGTACCGCACTGCCGCCGCGTGCGCAACAGAAGAGCGCAAATGTTACCGGCTCTACTGCGCAGAGCGGCACTAAGCAGGTGAAAGAAGCGCACACCTCAGATTTAAAGAACGTGGTCACGCAGGGCAAAAAGGCTACTAAGGCGATTTTTGGATAACGCATTATGTCAGTTTGTGAAATACCGCTTAACGACTACGCAGAATCTTTTACTGTTGAGCTTGCAGGCGCGCCGTACACCTTTAAGACAAAATGGAACGACTCTCTAGGCGCGTGGGTCTTAGACATAGGCAAAAGC